AATTGGAGCATTATCTCTTGCCTCTCTGTCTAAACGATCTTTTTTTCTTGTAGCAGTATCAAACATTCTATTTTCTTTTTCAACCGCCTGTGTTTTCCTCTCACTCTCTCTCATTGACACAAATTGGTTATAAGTAGGAGGTTTAGCTTCTATCCCTTCATCTTCCATAGCCTTGTTCCTATCTTCACTACTAAAATTTGAAAACTCCTCAAATGTTGGAGGTTTTTCTTCTTCTTTTTTTTTCTTCCAAAACCAATTCACCATTTTAAAAATTTAAGAGTATTATCGATTTTTATACCAATTATTTAAAAAGTTTTCGTATTCTTTTCTCTTTTCTTCTTCTGTTTGATTTTTAGTATTATCATCAGCTGAACTTTCCCAATAACCTAATTTTTGTTGAGCCTCTTTATCTAATTCTCCACCAAGTAAATTTTTCATTAGCTCTCTAGTAACAGAATTTGGAGCGTCAAAATAAAGTTTCTTATAAGTATCAGAATGGTATAAACCCTCATTGTGTTGTCGGCTATCCTCTAATTCTTGTTGGGCTTTATTTAAGAAAGAGGTATCTGCTTTAGTCGAACTGCTTGAACTACCAGCCTGTGCTTTGCTAAATGCAAACTTATCTTTATTCAACTGGAACTCTTGATTCCAACGATCCCTACTTTCTTCCTGTTGGAGTCCAGTAGAAGTAGCACCATATTGTTGGGCAGCCATTCCAGAATCTCTTTGCCAACCCTCTTTCATGGCATTAAGTGTAAGTTCTTCTTTCTTAGCTTCTGCTCCGAACAATCCTGTCCACTTGTCGATATAATCTAGGATAGTTCCTTGCCTACGCTCTCTTTCGTCATAAAGACCTTGTAGGCTAGTAGCCATTCCAGCCCTATGTCCTTCTGCCAATGCTCTTCTATCAAATGGATTTTGGACATCTTGGTATTTCTGTAATCCTGATGACATTCCTCCAAGAACTTGTTGTTCTTGTTCTGCCACTCGTTGGTCAAACGCCGGATCTCGTCTTTGCCTAAACTCTTCTTTTAATTGATACGGTAAAGCACTAACTTCACCAGTATAACCAGCATAAGATTTACCCCTGCTAGTTATATCTTCTGATTGACCCTTCAATCCTTTGTAAGATTTTTTGTATGCCTCCTCGTATTTGTTTGCCATTATTTTAAATTAAATTGGTTGACCTAGCCAGTTGGAAGTTCCCTCTTGCTTATAATACTTACTAGTAGCGTCTTCGTATTTGCCTATAGCTTCATTCTTAAATTTTTGTTGCTGATCTTTAATGGCAGTTTTCATATTGCCAGCTATCTCACCTTCTCTCCCTTCATAAAATGGAGTAAATCCTCCTTCTTTGATAGCCTCCGTCCCAACATTTCTTTCAGTTTGCTTTGTCATCTCTTTACCTCTGCGTTGATAATCGCTAGTAGTTTCTTCTTCTGCTCTCTGCCGTTGAGAACCTATCCCAGCATTTCTTGAGGCATAAGAAGCTCTAGCCCTTCTTAATGTTCTAGTATAATCTACATGCTCATTGGCGGCCCAAGCGTTTAAATCTTCCATAACATCAGATATTTGTTGTTGGAAGTATGGCTCGAATAATGCTTTGGATTGAGTAAGGTCTTCTTGTTGTAACTCCGAAGTATAAGTTTCCTCAAAAGTTTTTGGAGGTGTTCTAAAAGACGGTGTTTGTTCTAAAACACTTTGGACTAAAGGATTATTGTTTCCATAATATCGTTCCATTTCACTATCAGAAACTCTTTTACCGTAAGACTTTATAGTTTTTTTCGAAGCCCCCATTTCTTTTAACTTCTTTAGATTTCGTTTAGAAGTTTTTGAAGAAGTCTTTGAGGAAGATTTCTTGGACTTCTTAGAACTTTTAATCTTAACTCGTTTTATCCCTTGTTCTTTAGCCTCCTTTTCGGAAACATTATATTTTGCCATTGTTATTTACTTATGATTTATCTTTTTTTATATCAATCTTTTTATCGTTTTTGGTTGGTTCTTTTTCCTTTGTAAACCCTAACTGTTGTAACATTGGAGCGTTAATTGCAGCACCTATGTTAATCAATGCGGTAGCTTCTAAAAGTCCTTTAACTTCGACTCTGTTTAGGAATTCTGCTAGATTTGCTACTTGCTCATCTGTTAGTTTGATTGTTCTCATATTTATAATTTAATAATAATTATGTTAAAAATGTTCCATGTGCAACTGTCTGGGTTGCACCAACGGTAGTAACTATACCTGCCCAAATTGTTACTGCTTTCTTTTCATAATAACTACCAGCTTCCCTTTTAACTTCTCCGCTTGCGTTTAAATCAAGTCTTAATTTAGTCATAAATTCATAATTTCCTTGTTCCCCATTATGTCCTTGTGCAGAAAAATAATTAGCATAAACATGATCAAATCTATTAGTAACATTATCTTTCCCTAAATCATATCCGCCAGCTACTGGTTTGAAAGAATCGCTATAAGCACCACATCTTGCTGCATTTCCTGCATTAAATACAACATCATCTGTTCCTCTTATATAAATATCTCCAGAATCATCACTCCATATTCTACCTTTTTCTACTCCAGCCCTTACAAATTGCAAATAATTTCCAGTAGCTAGTTTTATATAAGTAGTCCCTAAAGCACTTATTACATCTCTGCCTCTTAATGTTCCTGCCTGTATGTTAGTTGCTGATAAAAAACTTGTTGCAATATAGCCTCCACTAATGATTGTGTTTCCTTGAACCTTAGCTGTATCCGCAGCAGTATGAGTTGAAGTTTTATCAGCAGTAGCGTCCGTGCATTTTGCTTGAGTTCTTGCTACAACCAATGTCCCTGTGGTTATTTTAGTGGCGTCTAAAGCAGTTACCTTAGCACTAGTAACAATAGCGTCTTTTATGTTTGCTGTGTTAGTAACAAACTCTCCTGTGGTTAGTTGACCAGATCCGATAGTGTTAGCAAATATCTCATTTGCAGTAATTGTATTCTTTTCTAAATTATCTTTATTTAAAACATTTTGCGCACTACCACTAAAGACGAAGAAATTAGCCTCTTCAGTTCCATGGATAGCAGTAGCCACTAAAATCTTACCTGAACCAACTGCACTACTAGCTGTCGTTGTGGTTTGTAAAACTGTTAAAGAACTTCCCGTATCAAGATAAATATATGTTCTTGCTGTTATATTCCCCGTATTGCCTGCCGCTATATTATAAACTGTTCCGTCACTTAAAGTAATAGCCCCTGCACTCCAAGCTACCGTATCAGCGTCACTTGCACTAAAAGATATTGTATGAATCCAACCTAGAATAGAGGGCATTGTTTTAAATTTTCCAATATCAATTGACCCTTCCCCTATTGTAGCTTCTCCTACTCCACCTACTGTTATTGCTCCCTCGCTTAACAAATCTCCAATACTTACAGAGTCATAAGTCCCTGTCTTCCCATAGAAGCTTCTATGCAAATAAATATCATAACCACTACTATAATAAGGCTCATTTTCCATACCCTAACAACTTAATATTATCAAAAACCAATCCTCTGACAACTGGTGGGGCTTCAACATAAGCTTGGTCAATTTTAACCCATAACTCCCTAGCCCTAATTGTTTTCTTAATTCTAGCAACTCCTTCTATATCTCGAGGTTCATTCAAATCTTCCTTTTCTGACCTACAAGAATTTTCAGGTTCATTAGATTCAATATAGTTTCCTCCTGCTGATAATTGCCAATCATAATCTCCAATACCACAAATACCATAAATTTCTTTTTCTAATTCTGGAAATCCAAAATCAAAAGACTTGAACACTACTTGAAAGTCAATCGGGGTAGTTGTAGAATCATCAACATCAGCCGTTCCAATATCTGTCTTAAAAATCTTTCCAGCACTTGTTCCAAAATGGAGCAAGTTATCGTCTGTATTAAAATAGAAAACTCTAGCATTCCAATTATTATAAACTGACCAATTCTCTGAATAGACATTGAATTTCAAAACTACATCTGAATAAGTTGTATTGTAATCAAAATCTTTTTCGTCATTGATAGTTACATCTCCAATCCAAAAATATACATTCTCAATATCTCTACCTGCGGCAACCTTACTATAATTGCTACTACTCATTCCACTTAAATACTTCTCTATCGGTCTTGAAATGTTTATTGGCTCTCCACCTCCCATTTTATAAATACCTGTTGGGTGGTGGAAAAATAAATCTCCATGCTTTACAATTCCCTTCTCGCTATGCGTTCCTATATCTTTTATGTTACCAGCTACATTTGAGCCGTCATATCTGTAAATACTATCTTGCTTAAAGACTACTAACCTGTTTCTATGCCTAACTAATCCTCGTGCTTGTTGTCCGTCTTGAGGGTTAATTTGAATATTCTCCCAAGCAGTAGAGTCAAAATCATCTCCTGTCGCATTAGCGGTATCTGAATAATGAAGAATACTACTCTCTGAAAGGGCATAAAGTCGTTGCTGAAATACCTCTGGATACTTTCCACCAGCCGGAGCGTTTGTTACCGCTGACCAAGTAGTATGGTCAGGAGTTGATTTTGGTGCGTCTGTTCCGTTGAAAGCAAATAGTTTACCTATAAAGTTTCTAAAGTAAATTGGCACATCAGTAGTCCAATCTTCTAAACTCTTACTCCAAGTTCCGCCGAAATTAGCACTTCCGTTTTTATATACATCTACCTTTGGCCCAGTACTATCATCTGAAACCGCTAAATACTTTCTTGCTGTCCCAATCTTGCTAACAAAAATGTTTAAAATTAAATCACTAGCGACTACAACCGATTGCCTTAATATTCCCTTTCTACCAACAATAGCCCCTATCATATCGTCAAAATCACCATTCAAACAATGCCTTACTTGGTGGTTTAATGCTATTGAGGGGAGCGTCTTTCGCTGAACTCCTCCTGATAGATTGTCTATGACTATTCTAGGGTTATCCATTATGCTGATGTTATTGTATTAGGAAATTCTACTTGGTCATTCCACGAATTGTTTTGAGTCGCTCTAGTCAATGCTGGAAATCTACTTAATTGTTTCTTATCATTCGTTTTCATTAATTTAAGTTTCTCAAAATACCTTGAACCAAAATGATTAGACTTATTGGGATCAACCGGTGACCATAAATCCTGCAATACTTTATATGAAATAATGAACGGAAGCTCCATTGAGGTTTCAGAGGTATTATCTGAAAGTCCTGAACTATTTTTATATCCAAATAATTCAATAGTCTTTACCTCTGACGGTTTAGGCGTAAACAATAAAGCGTTGTCCCATTGGAATACTGTTAAAGGTGATCCAGAAGTTGACTCGTTCCAGTTTTGGGACTGATAGTTTTTCATAAAGGTTGGATATACAGGGTCACCGTCATAAGTAGCATAGACCAACATTGCTAAATCTGTGGCTGAAATACTGGACAATGTATAACTAGCAGTTTCAGCTATACTACTGAATGACCAGCTTTCTTCTCTAAACTTCCAATTTCTAAGTGAGTAAACTTCTTGGATTGCTTCGTCAATAAGCATATCTAAAATATCGTCAGAAACATCTTGAGTATAAAAGTTTCTAATAATAAGTTTTATTTTTTCCTTAGTAGTGCTTTCAGCGGTAGAATAACTATATCCAGCTGAATACCCTGAATAAAGTGTTTCTTCTTCGTTCTTGAGCCGGAAGAAAGCATACCCAGCAGAATTGGCGGTATCTCTATAAGTAGTAAATTTGTTATCTACATCAATATCTACCGTTGTTAATGCGGTTTTTGAACCTGCAAGAGTAGCTGACCTTGTTATTTCTACCTGATTAAAATTGACCTTAGTGACTGCTGTTCCAGTAGAATGAGCAAACTTTAAAGTATCTACTCGAACATCCGTTGCACCTGCAACAGTATCGTTTATTTGAGCAATTTCAGATTTTGGATAGCCTAAAGCACCGAATAATAAATAATCATTATCGGCAAGGTTATCGTTGTTATCCAATACTACCGTAGCAGAAGCTCCTTTTGCTACTGTTAACTTTACTTGAGCAGTTTCCGTTGCATCATACAACAGGGAACTATTATCGAATTGTAAGATTTTTGCCATAAATAAAACTTAATACTTTTTCTTAATTTGTCCTATTGGGGTTATCTGATTTACTTTACCCATAATATCTTCTCCAGTTACTCGACCTATTACATTCCTTAATTCGTCCCATGTAATCTCCGTTGTTACACTATCTGTAATATTTACTTGATCAGTTACTGAAATGAAGTTTATCTGACATAATTTAAGATATTCTGAAATTGTAATTGACTCATTTACCGTAATACCACCCAGTTGGTTAGTGATTGTGTTATAATCTGTAACTGTAATTGAGTCGTTTACAGTAGTCTGTAAAAATGGGTTTGTTACTGTCTTATTCTCTGTAATAGTGATTGAGTCATTAACTGACCTCTTTAAATCATCAAGTGCTATAGTAAGATAATCCGTTAAGGTTAGACTATCATTTATCTGAATTCCTGCCGGTTGGTTGTCTAAAGTATCAACATCAGTAACTGTGATAGAATCGTTTATCCTGATAAAGAGAATTAATATCTTGCTAAGATTTTCTGAAATAATTATCTCATCATTTACAGTAGTCTGTAAAAATGGGTTTGTTGTTGTAACACTCTCTGCTATTGACAAAGAACTGTTTACTGAAATGAAACTGTCTAGTCTCTCTTTCAATGACTCGCTAATTGTAATTGACTCATTTACAGAAATTCCTGCCAATGGATTATCAGGGGTTAAATCTTCACTTACGGTAATTGAGTCATTTACGGAACTTCGTAAAATAAGCGGTGTTATTGTGGTTGCTTCTGATACATTGACTTCATCATCTATGAAAATTCCAGCTGGTTGATTATCTATATCAACATCTTCGCTTACAGAAACACTCTCATTAACACTTAT